ACAGGGGCTCACTACTCCTGCCGCTGTAGCCGCTAAGACACTATTAGGAGGATAAGATGGGATTTTTATCAAGTCCAGCGGCAGCTCCTCAGATGATGCAACAGCAGCCCTTAGAGCCAGAAACACCTAACGTCCCCACCGACTCCCTCGAAGGAGAAGCCCGTGATACTCGCACTATTGCTGATATTAGACGGGCAGCCGCTGAAGCGAATGAAGAAACTACTGCTACTTTAGTGACAGACGAGGAGCAGAAAACTCTTTTGGGGACTTAGAGATGGGAGCAAAACATCCTTCATCAATGGCCCGTGCTTTAGGGGGAGTGATGTTTAGAGGGGCTTTTGCACAGAACCCTAACAATCCCGGTCTTGCTAAGGCTTTCCCTGACCGCTTTAAAGCTGCTGGTGGGCAAGTGCCGGGAGAAGTTATCCCGGAGACCTCTGCTGGAAACGAGGGTATAGGCAAGCCCCCTAGTGCGGCCACGAGTACGTTGGCTACAGCGAAGCCGGTAGAACCTGCTAGACGAAGGGCTGGTCCCACTACAAGTACGAACAAGCGCCCCGGTAGTGCTAAAAAAACCCTATTAGGAGCTTAATAAGAGATGGAAGCATTAGATGGGCAGCCAATGAGGCAAATCAGGCTAGAAGTGGATTTTGAACAAAACCCTCACCTTATGAAAGCCTTTCCTGAGCTGTTTAAAGAAAGCTCCACCCTTATTACAAGAGAAGCGCCAGTAGAGCCTGCTAGTCCCACTACAAGCACGAATAAACGTCCCGCTACAGCTTTATTGGCTATTTTGGCGATGATAAGAAAACCCTATTAGGAGCTTAATATATGGCGCTACTAAATCAAACCATATCCGGTTCCTCGTCAGTTGAGAAGGGGGACATCGGTTATTACAATACCCTTATTCAAGGGATGAAGCTTGAGCGTAATAGCTTTATCGCGCATTACAAAGACTTGCAGGAATACATTAGTCCTCGGCGTGGCCGGTTTTTCGAGGAAGACCGGAATAAAGGAACGAAGCGACATAAGGTCATCATCAATAGTGTGGGGAGTCAGGCATTAAGGGTGGCGGTGGCAGGGATGCTGAATGGTACAATGTCTCCTTCCCAACCTTGGTTTGCTCTTGAAACTTTCAACCCTGACATTATGGAAGATGGGGCGACACGAGACTGGCTGTGGAAGGTAGAGCTTATCCTCCGCACCATCCTTAATGGATCAAATTTTTACAATATGTCTCCGGTGTTCTTGAAAGAACTGCTGCTCTTCGGCACTGCCTTTATGACCCATGTTAACGATTTCGAGGATGTGGCTCGTTTTTACACGCATACGGCTGGCTCTTATATGTTGGCACAGAATGACAGGCTAGAAGTGGATACGGTGGCCCGTGAGTTTGAGTGGCCGGTCATCCAGATTGTTAAGGCATTTGGATTGGAGAATGTTTGTCTATCAATCAAAAATGCATATGACAAAGGAAATTATAATGCTTGGTATCCCATCATCCATTTCATAGCACCTAATGATGACTTCTCTGTTAGTTCCGAGCAAGGAGCTAGGATGCAATTTGCTAGCATCTATTATGAACCGGGGAATACAGGAAAAGAGAAAGAAAAATTCTTATCTAAAGGAGGCTTCGATCAGTTTCCGGGATATGCGGCTAGGTGGGATGTTACTGAGGGGGACATCTACGGGGTAGACTGCCCCGGTATGACAGCTCTCGGTGATGTTAGGCAGCTTCAGATTGAAGAGAAAGAGAAGGCTAAGGGTATTGCTAAGATGGTGAGTCCGCCTTTACAGGGACCGCCGTCAGTGAAGAACACCCCTGTTTCTGGCCTTCCCGGCGGACTTACGGTTTATGAGGGGGATGATCAGAAGCAGAAACTTCAGCCCATCTACCAAGTAGACCCTCGGCTTCAAGAGTTGCGTCTCGATATGGATGCAGTGGAGAGGCGAATTAAAGATGCTTTCTTTAACGACCTATTCTTCGCTATCTCTGATATGGAGGGAATACAGCCACGAAATCAACTCGATCTCTCACAACGTAACGAGGAACGCTTAACACAGCTTGGTCCGGTGTTGGAACGTATCCACGGTGAATTCTTGGATAAGATGGTTGACCGTCTGTTTATGCAGGCATTGAATGCCAACATCCTTCCGCCCCCTCCTCCGGCTATTCAGGGCAGCCCGTTGCGTATTCGCTTCATCTCTACCCTCGCTTTAGCACAGAGGGCAGTGGTGGTGCAGGATATTGAGCGTCTCACCAACTACGTCGGTGCAGTGGCACAGGGTGGGAAGCCCGAGGTGATGGATAAGTTTAATGCGGATCAGGCTGTTGATGAATACGGGAAGGCTATTGGTGTTCCTCCTGCCTTGATAGTGAGTGATGATGTGGTGGCAGAGATTAGGCAACAGCGAGCAGAGCAGCAAGCACAACAGCAACAAATGGAACAAGCTGCTGCGGCAGTGCAGATGGCTAAGACAGGCTCTGAAATTGATGCCTCTGCGGATAGTCCTATTGATCGGATAAGTAAAGATTTAGGGGCAGGGGAAGCTGAAGGTGTCTAATGGAAATGTCAAGGACATATAATGGCAAAAGAAAAGACCCCTACTGATGTAGGAGATGAGAAGCAGGTTAAGAAAAAGAAAGTTAAATACAATCTAGAGAGAGAAAACCAGCTTGAAGAGGTTCGGAGAATTTTAGATACACCGTTTGGGAGAGGTTTTATATGGCGCATTCTTAGTCACTGTAACGTATTTCATTCAATCAGTCGTCACGACGCGTTAGCTGCAGCAGCCGCATCAGGAGGAAGAGATGTTGGGCTGTGGATATTGAAAGAGGTTGAGCAGGCTGACCGTAATGGCTTTATGAAGTTGGTTCAAGAAGATCAGAAAAGAGAGATGAAATAATGGCTGAAGAAGCAGTTCTTGGTAGTGAAGAAGAGGCTGCCACTGAAGATGCCGATAAAACCCTCCTTAACACAGAGACGCCAGCAGACGGGGAAGCCCCTGCTGAAAAGAAGAAAGAAGCTGGAGAAGCCGAAAAGGGTAAGGACACCACTGGTGACAAGCCCGAGGAAGCTCCTGAGACCTACGATAAATTTACTCTTCCTGACGGGATGGAGATGACTGACGACCAGCTTAATCAGGCAACGGAAGTCTTCAAAGACCTTGCCTTATCACAGACACAGGCACAGAAGCTTGTTGACTTTGAGGCTAAGCTTAGCTCTCAGAAAGATGCAGGCATCCAATCTGCCTGGGATCAGGTCAATCAGGGATGGGTAGAGGAGTCAAAGGCTGATAGTGAATTTGGCGGTGAGAAACTCACTGCGAGTTTAGTTACTGCTAAGGCTGCTCGTGATGCTTATGGCAACGACAAGTTCACTGAAATGTTAGAGATTACTGGTGTAGGTAATCATCCTGAGATGATTCGTTTCCTTGCGAAAGTGGGGAAGGATGTCTCAGAAGATCAAATCCTACAGGGGCGCAAACTTGGTGGTACAGAAAAAGATGCCGCTAAGACACTGTTCCCTGATATGAATTAACAGGAGAAATTAAAATGGCGACTCTTAGTGCTAACAATCCTACCTTGCTTGATCTTGCAAGGCGGACTGACCCGGACAATAAGATTGCGACCATCGTTGAAATCTTAAATGAGACGAATGAGATTTTGGATGACATGGTTTGGGTCGAAGGAAATTTGCCCACCGGCCATCGTTCTACGGTTCGTACGGGCATCCCTGCGCCAACATGGCGTAAACTGTATCAGGGCGTGCAGCCCACCAAATCCACCACTGTCCAAGTCACGGACAATGTTGGTATGTTGGAGGCGTATGCTGAAGTTGATAAGGCGCTTGCTGATCTTAATGATAACACCTCTGCCTTCAGATTGTCGGAAGAGCGTGCATTCCTTGAGGGCATTAGTCAAGAGCTTGCTGACACGCTGTTCTATGGTAATGAAGGTACAGAGCCGGAAGCTTTTACGGGTTTGGCTCCTCGCTTTAATGACCTATCTGCCGAAAATGCTGATAACATCATCGTTGGCGGCGGCTCTGGCTCCGACAACACTTCGATTTGGCTTATCGTTTGGGGGCCGAACACTTGTCACGGTATTATCCCCAAGGGCTCTACTGCTGGTGTGCAGATGGCAGATAAGGGCGTTGTGACTATTGAAGATGCTGATGGTAGCGGCGGTCGTATGGAAGCTTATCGTTCACACTATCGCTTGGACGCTGGTCTTACGGTTCGTGACTGGCGCTACCTCGTGCGTATCTGTAACATCGATAAGAGCCTTCTGGCGAAAGCTCATGGTTCAGGTGCTGATTTGCCGGACCTGATGTTCCAGGCTATGCGGAAAATTCCCAATCTTAATAGTGGCCGTCCGGTCTTTTATATGTCGCGTGACACCGCTTCGATGGTGTCGAGACAGGTTGCGGTTGATGGTGCTTCTAGCTTCTTGAGTGTTGAAGGCAACCAAGGTGATATGCGTTGGACTGAGATGTTCAAGGGTATCCCGATGCGTCGTTGTGACTCTCTGGCAGCCGACGAAGCGACAGTGAGCTAATTTAAATAAATAGGAGATAATTCAAATGTTTATGGACGACACCCTTGAGTTCGCTGACGCGACTTCCAACGGTACTCCCAATAATAGCACGGTTAATGTTGGTGACATCATTGACACCTCTGCTATTTCTCGGGACATCGGTTCTGGTCAGCCACTCT